CTTAAGCGACTGAAATTCAGTGTACCGGTGGGCTGAAGGGAACTTGTTGAGAGACAGAATGGGTACAAGAAGAAATCGGGGGACGCCACAAAGTTGGTATGGTAGTAGTGTGACACATCTATGAAGTGGGGTTTCCCGAAACGGTAATTCCCTACGTCGATACCATTTATAGCAAGTTTAATCTTATTTTGGGGTGAGGTGAGGGCACTCGTAGCCGAGGTGTTAGAAGAGGCTAAATACTTAACTGGGTGATTAAACGTCAAATCTTGAATCCTTGTGCCAGATGGAATATTCTTCTGAACTTGGGTGATGAGAAGATCGTGTTTCCGGGAAGCAATGTTCCCCCTCTCTTCGTTATCTAAATAGATGTAGTTGGCAAAGAGTTCGACATTGTTGGTATTCACAGCGGATCCCCAGTAAATACGAACCTCCACATTATGATAGTTTAGAGCCACGAGGGGTATAGAACATTGGGGTCCTTCACAGAAGAAAAAGCGAAGGGGGTAAAAATAGGATCGAGCACTCACACCTGGGTGAGTACCCATTGCACTCCGAGAGAGGTTTTGGGCGAATGTATCCACGGCGACGTTCTCTGTGAATATAGAATCTTGGGTATCGACAACAGAACCCCCAATTAGGAGTTCCACCTTTTCGATAATGTTATCCCACCGCTGACTATCGAGAGCCTGCGAATTGTCATCCATAGTTAAGTACACATAACTGAGAAGGTCACCAGTTCTTTCGAACTGAACACTCGACATAGAATTATTTTTCACACTCCCATGTATCGTTTGTTTTTCGATGGATTGTGAAAAATTAGAATGTCTTTTAAACGTTGAACTAAAAAACGATATCTCGGGTTTCCCCATAATATATTCATCCTGAGCGCCAATGGCTACAAGTTGAGTGATACCAGCTGACATCGTTTACTTTATAAGAAGAAAATTACAAATTGCTTTTCCTACACATAAATCGGAGGACTAAAAAATTTTTATCGGCGGCGGTTGCTCGAGTAATCGTGTTACCGTCCTGGTTACGGATCGTAACCGTGAACCGATCTAAACGGCGAATGGGATCAATGTACTGAGTAAATACGGGATATTCACTTCTGTATTTGATTACTGTCCCAGCATCAGAAACGAGGCTCGCAAAAGAATTCCTAAGAATGCTCATGGAAGCCTGTCCATCGAGAACATTTGAGGTGTGATCAGAAAAATTAGAGTCTAATTCATCAATTGACACGTAGCAATGTTCGGTCGCGCTGGTTGTTCTAATACGTGCACCCAATAATGTAGCCTGTACCACATTTTTTAAGGGTTGCTGGAGATAACAGGTGAAAGTGTTGGCACTCGTACCATCTCCGATAGAATCAATAGTAATAGTATGATATTCGTAGTTGAGATCAGGAACTGAATTTGCAAGTGATGTGACTATCGACATTTATATTTAACTTAGATTAAAGATCCACCGATTCCATCTTCGATGGCATACCCAGCATAGTCGGATACGAGTTGCTGGGCACCACAAACTCCACCAGGGGTGAGACCCTTGGTGTAGGCGCTACCTTCCTTACCCATCCCTGGGGCACACTCAACCTTGTTCTCGAGATCGAACATAGATTTTTCGTTCACAGTCTTGATAACAATTGGTCTGGGCTGATAGTTGCTGACATTCTTGCTCGCACTCAGGGCAAAAATGATTACCATTAGGACGGCGATGGTCATGAGGGCGTTGCGGTTCTGCTGATTAAGCTTGAACATTTATAATAGACTAATATTTTTTATAAACTGCGTTAAAGGTATTTTTTTAGTTTCCAATTAGAGAGTAGATGGACGAAGAAATTGTTATCGATAGGGGATCCCCCAACGTGATGAAACTGGATGCAGATGAACAGGCCCTGATGGATGAGATTGAAATTTCAGCTCCCCGTCCTCAGCGTGTTCAACGACCCACTAGACCAAACAATAGACCACAAGCTCAAGTACAGCAGGAGGCAATGGACGCCTTTGCTAATCCCAGTAAACAATCGGTACCTGTCTATCACGAGGATGACGAGGAGATTGATTACGGTGAGGAGGAGGCAACATTCTTTGATGACGATGATGGCATGAATGCGGGTCCTGAACAAAATGAGGATAAACCCTCAAAGGGGTACACTTCAATTGACGAGGAAAAGGCTGATCTTGTTAATAAACTCGGTCGTTTAGAAAAGAAGGGGTTTGCTGTAAATAAACGTTTAAATGCTTACTCGAATGTCGATGAGTTGCGATCGGAGGTGAAGAGGATTACGTACAGCATCGATGTTGAACAATCGGTCCGGTTTTCCAGACGAATGTTAGTGGCGTGTGTGACCGGTCTTGAATTTTTGAACAAGCGGTACAACCCCTTTGAAGTCCAACTGGAGGGTTGGTCTGAGTCTGTGATGGAGAATGTCGACGATTATGATGGTGTTTTTGAAGAATTGTATGTCAAGTATAGATCTAAGGTCAACATTGCCCCCGAGGTCAAGCTTATTATGATGTTGGGTGGTTCAGCGATGATGTTCCACTTGACCAACAGTATGTTCAAGTCTGTCATGCCCAATATGAACGATGTGATGAAGCAGAACCCCGATCTCGTCAAGAGTATGATGAGCGCTGTTCAGAATACGAATCGTTCCCCCCAAGATCCAGCAGTCGATGCACCCGTCGGTGGCACCGGTCAATATGAGATGAAGGGTCCTGGTATGGATATCTCGAGTCTCATGGGTGGTATTTCGATGCCACCCCCTCCCCCTATGAACACCAACTTGGGTGTCCAGGGTAGCATCGCTGAGGAAGATGATGACGATGTATCGGATATCATTTCCATCTCAGGTGACTCTACCGGTGGCGAGGTTCGACAAGTGAATGTCGAGTCTACTAAAGCTAAAAAAACTAGACGGAAAAAGAAGACGGAAATTAATCTCTAATTACTATATAAATGATAGCCTATTGCCCACTGGAGGATTTGAATCCTCCTGTCAGGCAACAGAAGTTCGTCCCAGAAATTGAAATTGAGGAAGAAAAATCATCAATCGGTTTAGAAGAAACCGAATTGAACTACGTCGTCATGGCTTTTATTGTCGGCGTCATTGCTTTAGCCGTCTCTGATACCATCAGGGCGTAATTATTTGATCTACCGCGAAGTTTCCCTTCGTTGTAAATTTAATAGGTGTGTGTTACAATTGAGTCATTACCACCAGTGGCTCCATCCAGGTCTGGAGTACTGAAACCTTTATGTGTAATCTGTGTCAGCCCCCCACCAACACCCGATACAACTTCCACAAATATATCGTATGCGTAGTTTCTACCAGTTTGGCCGGTCTCCACACTACTCGGATAAAATTTCCCGTCAGCTATGTTTGGTGCGATCTGTACAGATCGTTTTCCTGTAGTGACTGTTGGACTCCAAGGGTACAGATTTACACCACTGAACATATTTTTAGTACCTATGGCAATTGGGAGGGATGGTGTGGTTCCATCGTGTGTACCACCCTGTACTTCAAGTATCATGGTACTTACGTTGTTGACATCACTGGTTTCCCTCAATTGAGCGACAATCTTGGCATAAAATGTTTGGGGTCCGAATGTGAGTTGTACATCCTGTCCACTACCCGAAGTAAGTGTAAATTTACGGGAGTATCTCTTACATGCAACGTGATCAGAGTTTGTGATTATACCACCATTGACGTGAATAGATGTATTCGCATCCGCACCAGATAAACCGATGGCTACTTGGTTACCAAGATCAATCTTACCATCAATTTCAAGATCACCTGTGATTTCAACGTTGCTATTGATAATTACATCCAAAACCGCATCAATAACAACATTACCCGTGACATCCCCATATATATTAGAAACACCACCAGGTGTTTTGAACTCCAACATGGCGTTCGCCGAGGAATGTTCTAATCGAGCCTTACTGTTATACACTGTGAAACGCTCACTCGGATTTACAGTGCCAATACCCACATTACTCGTGTTAATGATGTGAATACCATCGGCTTCCACACTATTTTTGACCGCACCCAAGACTGTACCGTGTACAGAATGTTGAGTATTACTGAAACCCCTCACATAACCACCGTAGTTATCGTTTGTATTCAAACTGACACCTACTTTGTTATTGGTTCCCGGGCTTTGTAATTTAAGAACATCTATGTCTGTGGTGACACCGGAGTATATATGCACATTTGTGTCTGGACTACCTGTGCCAATCCCCACGAGTCCTGTATTCTTAATTCGTATAGCTTCAGTCGCGTTTAGTTCAGATGTACCAGTTGTCGCTTTATTTTGAAATCTCATATCAACGGCTCCAATGGTCTCAAAACGAGCACCATCACTTAAAGCAAATATGTCCAAATTACCGAAATTGACCTTTTGACCACCAGCGAACTCAATACCACCATTTACAAACAACTGTGTTGTTGCGGTTTGCTGAATTTTACTTGTGTCAGCCGTTCCTATCAAAACCTTACCTTGGGATGAGAGGAACATAGCGGGTTTAAGTAAATTTGAAGTACCCGCTTCCATCGCGGCTTTAGCTCCCTCATTCAATTCCGGTTCACTGTATGTCTGGAAGACTTGTTGTGCACCAACAAATCGTAGTTGATCTGGACCAGCAGCCCCTGGACCTTCATTACCTTTAAAAATTAATAGTTCTGATATATCTGTACTAACCAGTCGTTCCTTGATAAAAGTATTACTAAATTCATCGGAAACGAGACCACCAAAATAGAGTTCATTACCGATCACAACATTACCATTAACTTCTAACTTATGCCGGGGTGCATCTGTGCCTATACCCACAAAACCCGTAGAACCACCAACAAAGAACTTCGATGACGCCGATTGGTTAATTATATCCGGGTTTCTCGTGAGTCTGAAATCCCCAAGTGACCCGGTGACCCCCATAGACCAACCAGCTGGGTCACTTCCGTCATTTGTTTGAATAAAAGAAGTAAATGCATTCCCAGACGTTTTATCCGTGC